ATGCAGTACCCGTTATACTATATTGTGATGTAGTAGATGGAGAGGCATTATAGGTCAGTAATGTTGTTCCATTATAGACTTTAACGTCTGCTACATTGAAAAATTCGAATGGTATCGCAAAGGTAGTTTGACTGCCACTCGCTGTGTACGATACCCTTGGTGTATTTTCGTTACTTAATATTGTCATAACTTATCTTATAAAGTCTTCTCCCATTTGCCACAAGTCTTTAAACTTTCTATCCCATAACCAAAAAGTATTCAATGGTATTATTCTTCTAAGGGTTGCGGATCGTTCACTAAAACTTGTATCTCCTAAAAAAGCATATAATAAATCTAAAGGAATACTTGGTCCTGCTCCTGTAAACTCTCCAATAATATCTGTCATATCAGGATCGCCAAATCTTGTTTTTTGTCCTAAAGATGGTCTTGCTCCTAGTGTTCCTTGTGAAAGTGTTTCAAGTGAAAAATTTATATCTCCAAATAATGCAAGTACTCCTGATAATTCTACTCCTCTAATTAATTTTTCTTCCCAATTTTTTTGCGCCCAGTATCTAGGATTCTTCATATAATCTCCTAAGATGCCCATAGTAACCATAGCCAGTACACCTGATATTGGAGCTAATTCTCTATGCGACAATCCTGAAATTAATAATTTTCTGTTTGCTGCAATCGCCCAAGAAAAGAATTGAAAGGGTAAACCTAACCACGCATTACTAACTTTGCCCCCATATTTAGTATCTGTATAACCTAAAAATCTTCCTAAAGGATTTCTTAACATACTTCTGCTAATTTTACTATCAATTCTTAAAACTCCGTGCATCATATTAAATGTGTCAGCATGAGTAGGAGTTACAATAGTTCTTTGTTCGTCAGCCCAAATTGCTTGAGATACTTTTCTGAATACTGTTGATCCTCCTTTTTTAGTTTGCCACATTTTACCATTAGCAACATATTGAGTACCATTTTTTTCCCAAGGCATATTAGCAATTAAGTCTGCTGCTTTTTCATCAATGCCATAACTTCCTAAACGATCAATATCAAATTTACTAGCAGTTCCTCCACTTATTTTTACTGAATCTTCTATAAATCTGTGAGTAGAAACAAGACCTTGAATAGTTTTCCAACCGTGTGTCCAAGGAGTTAATAAATTTCCCATATAAAATGGTCCTTGTGCTTTGTTTGCCATTAAAGCAACTCTATCAAATTGTTTATTTAAAAATCCTTTACCTAATCCAACAGCACCACCATCCATTTGAAATCTTTGTCTTGTTAAGTTTGCGGCTGTTTCTGTAATAGGAGCCATATAAGTTAAGTCCTCTAATTGTTTTGCATAGACTTCACTCTCTCTAAAGAATGTTCTTATTGGAACACCAAAAGTTTTTTTAAATCCATTATTCATTATTGGTCTTGCACTATCAGGAAGAGCAGCAAATATTACTTTGCCCATAAATGATAAACTTGCCCAATCTTTTAACAACGCTGCACTTCTTTTATTGAAAGATGCAGGGTCCTGTATGTTTAATGTACCTAGCATTTTATCTTTATCATCGATAAAAGCATTTAAGACTCTAGTAATTCTTTTCCAATCTCCTGCTACGTTAAGTTCTTTATCAATTAAACGCATTTCCATCGAATCTAAATAATTAGATAAATGACGATCTCCGAATTCATTAGTAAGTTCTATCGCATTAGACATTCTCATATGATAATCACGCATCAATTGTGGTGTGTCTGTTGAAATAAAATCTTTAACTAAATGATTAGGAATATCTATTTTTCTTTGCATTAATGGTCTAACGCCAGATTGCCAATGTTGAGATATTACTTTACCTTGTTTATTCTTAACTTTCAGCATACCCCATCCTGCTAAACCATCGCCATCCAAGAAAGCGGCTTCAATACCAAGGATTTCATCGAAAGCATTTTCTGCTCTTTTCTTTATTGCAACGGGATCAGTAGAAAGATGCTGTATTTTTCCTTTTCTAATAATAGTAGGATGTTGTGTAAACCATTTGGCAAAAATTCCTATAAGCTCATCTCTTCGATCCATCATTACATCTCTTAACCATATTCTTTGCATAAATTCTTCAGGTTGAGTATAAGGAGGAGCTATCTCATCTTTAACTAATTCATCGAATTGCTGTTTAATATTTTGATATTCACTTTTCATTCGAAGTAATAGTTCATTATAATGTTTCCATTTGAGTCTACTAATAGGTTTGATTAATGCTTCTATTTGTAATTTTTCAGTTAATTTAGCCACCTCTTTATCAAAAAGAGCATCTTTCTTCATAGTGATAACATCAGAATCAAATGTTCGAGAATGTTTAATGGACTCTTTAGCATCAAAAGCTTTTACTTTGATGCTCCATTTCTTTTCAAATTGACTTCTCAATTCGTGCATTCGTTTTAAAGAAAAAACAGTTGGTACGAGTTCTCCCTTGATAAGAAGTTTATCAAGTATATAGTCTTTTTTGTCCCAAGCTTTAAAAAGTCTAGCGTATGGTTTGTCAGTTTCAAATAATTTTTTAAAGTCTGTAAAAGTTTCAATAAAAAAACCATCTCCATCATCTACTTTGAATAATTTATTTTGGTTAAACAAATCTTCAGTTACTTCTACTATAAGTTCTCTAGTTCCTACGAGTTGTCCGCCCTCTTTATTGGCATAATATTGAAACTTGGATTCAGCTTGGTCTTCTAATGTTTTTGATAGTTTATTTGTTTTAACCACCAAGCTTTTTGATGGTTGTGTTGCTATTCTTTCGGCATCTTTTTTTAGTAATGATTCTAATTTTTCAATATTCTCTAACTTTTTCATCATTATTCTTTTGTAATTACCTTGAGATTCAAACATAAAAAGTTCTTTTGCTTCATCAGCATATTTTTTATAAAATCTTCTTACTACTACTGCTCCCTCTTTAATAATTGGATTAAGTTCAGGATCATTAAAAATTTTATTATCCATTACTGTATCTGCAACAGATTGCATAAATTGTGGATGAGTCATTAATTCAGGATCGGCTGTATGCTTATTAGAAAATCTTCTTATTAAACTATCAAACGCATCAGTAGCCCGAATGCCACCAACTTTGTAATTCATACCTAATATTTTTTTTTGATTACCTGCTACGCCCCTATATTTTCCAAACAAATCATTGAGTTCGTATCTATGTCTAATCCAATGAGAAGCCCATTTGGTATGTGAGGTCATCATCGCTGATGTTACGGGAGGTATTCCTAATGCTATATTTCTACCTGCGGTTCCATAATCTCCCGTAAGTCTTTGCATTTCTTTTGCATAATAAGGATCACGAAACTCTCTCATTACTTTTTCATAATTAGAAAATGATGCTAATGATTCTAAAATTTTATGAGTAGATGTTCTACGATTAGCAACTGCATCTGTTTCTAACTCAATCAAAGTACGAGAGTTAAGTCTATTCTCATAATCTGCCAAGACTTCTCCTTTTTTTCTTCTAAGATAAACTCTTGCATTGATTTCTTTCTTCATAATAAATTGTATGAAGTCATCAGCACTTTTAAATTTTGCTCTTGGGATGGGAGTAACACCTATTATATCGCTATAAGTGTGATAGTCAGCTTCAAAGATTCTTCTAATTCTTCCTGTATCTACAATTAATCTATCTTTTACTTCTCTTGTTAGTTTTGATTCTAATGATTTAATTCGTTCTCTTAATTTAGGAATTTCCAGTATACCAACTTTCTTACCCTCGGTAATAAGTTTGATTTCATCATTAAGAATTTTAATTTGTTTAGCTACTTCAGTTTTATCAACTTGTTTCCCTTTAAATATAAGATGAGCTAATTTAGTTCTGCCATATTGTTTGACATTGGTTGGTCTATCAGGAGTTACGTTAACATCATATAAATCATCTCTAACTTTATAAATAAATCCATTAGCTTCCCAATCTATTTTACCCTCAGTTTTATAATGTGCTTTCCAATATTTTTCTGCCATTTTATTAATACCACCTGTAGGTTTGATGGTATGTTTGTGCATACCTTTACTGAAAGCCGATATACCCCCTACAAATAAACCTCCAAAGAAAGCAGCCGCAGCAATATAGCCCATCGTTTCTTCTCGTGTAGAAGTTAAATCTAAACTCCTACGCACAGGTTCCGTTCCAGCTACCAACCCTCCTGAAATTAATGCACCCTTTACAGCGTTCTTTGCAATACTTACGCCTTTCACTAAAGGAATAGGTACAAAGTTAATGGGATCAAGAATATTTCCAAGAAGAGCCGCAGACATTCCTCTTCGACTAGCAGCCAATCTTGTTCGTCTTGCTTTATTTTTATCAATTTGAGCTTTTAAAAAATCGTGGTGTTCTTTATTTCTTACTTCTGCAAAATCTAATGCAAATTCTTCGTATCCTTTTAAATTATCAACATCAAAAGGATCGTAACCAAAATCAATAGGAGATAATCCTATTTCAAGTAGTGATGGAGTTTGTTCAATCGCTTGCCCCATCCAAGATAGAGCAAATTCATCAGCCACATCAGATTTAAAACCAGCATCATAACTTAATGGTTTAATTCTATTAGCAAATGTTCCTCCATAACCAGTCTGTGTATCTTTTAAAACAGTAAGATTATGTTTTTCTTCTGTGGTATAGTTCTTTTCAGGTATTATATCTTCTAGTAAGTTTACTAAATCAGTCATCTCTATCCAAATTGTGCCATATTATTTATCTAAAGAATATTTTTTAAAAAATTTATTTCTAGCCAATGTTATAGGTTTACCTTTAACTTTAAATGATCTTTTGTATTCTCTTTCCATTCCTGCTTCATCACCAGCAAATAATGCTTTTTTAAATTTTGGAAAAACATCTGGTTTTTTAAAATCTTTTACATTAAATTGCATATCTATTAACATTTGTTTTCTTCTGTTATCTAAATTAATAAATTTATTACCATGAGTTGTAATTAATATTTTTTCTGCTTTTTCTAAATCTTGTCTTAAAATATCATTTGAAATTTCAAGTACATTTTCTTTTGTTATTTTTGATAAATCATAACCATATACTTTGTTATTTTTATTTTCTTCTTCAGTAAGAAGATGTCCAAAACCTATAGTATCTAAACCACGTTTGCGGGAGCTATCCTCTTTTGATTTATGTCTAAATGCTTTTACATTTCCAGATATAAGTTTATCATTTTCTACTGTTTTCATGTAAGTTGAAAAAGATTCTTCGTTATATATTGAATCAACTTCTTTCATTTCTGATTCAAAACTTGTTAGTTTTGATTCTGCAGATGTAATTTTTGTCATTCCTAATTTTTCTCCATAGTTTTCTAACATACTTTCTTGTTTCTTAGTAATACCTGAATCAGTTACTGTATTATCTTCTATATAATGTGTTCTGCTTTGTTTTGCGTTATCCATATTAATTTTAAACTCTTCAGTTTGTACAATCAAATCGCTATTTTTTTGAAAAGTAATATTGGGATCATAAACAATATGAAAACCATTATCGTCTTGAAGCATTGTAGCTTCTCCACTTGTTGTATTATAATAAATAAGATTATATCTTGGTGGTGTACTGAAACTATCTAAAGGTTGTAGAAATATATCTTTACCAAATGTATAACGAAAACCTTTTTTATGTTCCATTGATGATTTAACTAATGGCATAATTTCATCATTCATCCACTCTACAGACAGTTCTCCTTTTGCATTAGGTAGTGAATAAAATCTGCTGGCTGGCATCAAAACCCATCTTTCTGCATCTTCAAAATCTTCATCATCAGGATTCTTAAATGGAGTATAAGTATGATAGTCTATTCCAAAATTTGTTTTATGATTCATTACTAAAGCTAAAGCGGAGCTAACATATGGATCAACAGCATCAACATCTTTAATCAGTCCTCCACCATCTATAATATTTTTATGTACTTGTATTCTTACCAAGTCTGCTAGACGTTCACTAAAAATTACTTCTTTTCTAAATCCCCATACACCTTTCATCCTTTTTAATTTCTCTTCAATTTGTGCATTAATTCTTTCATTCACTTTAGTAAGTGTAACCTTGCTGTTTTCATCTAATAATTCCCTAATATTACCTACTTTGGATTTATCTAACTTTTCATACCAATCTATAGTAAATTGCCTAGCTTTAGACATCGGCATCATAGATAATAAACTTTCCATTGTTCTAATTTTGCCAATAACTTCATCATTAAAGCCAACAGATTTTAACATATCTATAGTTTGGCTAGATGTAGTACCATCAGGATTAATATGCGTTTGTTGAAAGTTAGTAAGCATTCTTAATAAACTAGAATCATACAGACGATTTAATCCTACTTGATTCATTTCAGTAAATGTATTTTCAATACCGTTTTTCATAGCAGTTGGTAAATGTTTTGTGGTTCTTAAAACGTATTTTACAAAACCATCATCTTGGTATGCGTCTACATAATCTGTAATTTGTGTAACACCCGCAAGTTTATTATATTCAGACATTAGTAATTCTATAACTTGAGGTTCCTGTAACAACTCAGTAATGTTAGCAGTACTCATATTGCCAAAATACGCAGCAACACCTGTTGGTGCATTCTGTATATTTTGTTGTACATATGACAACATTGTATTAATTTTAGTTTCATCTCCAATATTAATATTATAATCTTGAACAATTTGACTTACCCTTAATCTCATCGCATTTATAGCAGTTTGATTATTATTAAATTTCTTGAGTAAGTCAGGTGCGGTTATACTTATTTCTCCTTTTTCTGTAGTAAGTGTAATCTTTTTAACTCCTCCTTGTAAAAGCATCTCATATCTTTTGAGATTTTCTAAAACAACTAATTTTTTTGAAATTGCCAAGTCTTTCATATTATTAGGAATAATTGATTGCATTATTTTATTGCCTGCTTTGGAATCATTCATAGAACTAATCACTCTATCTCCATTGGCTAAAGCACCAACCCGTTTAGCAGCTTTGGCAGTAGTGATAAAATCTTTTAATTCTTTCTCTTTAGTTTCAATTTCTTTAATATCTACTCCATTGATATACATCGCTTCAATTTCAAGCTGTTGTTGCATAACTTGAGCAGTATATGCTGCATTACCAACTTTCTCATTATGCCTAACATAAGCATCTTGGACCTGATACCAATGTGTTTGTCTTTGTGTTTCAGTATACGTTTCCATTAAAGTAGAAAATTTAGGTTCTAAATTATCTAAGAGTGGAGTTATTCTTGCCTTTATAATTTTATTAAACTCACTAGGATTAGATTTACTTTCAATCGCTTTTGCTCTTTCATCTAAAATAATTCCTCGGATAGAGGACTCAACTTCCAGTTTATATTTATTATAAATCTCCTTATCATATGCGTCTTGCATTGATGCAGTTGGCTCAAACCAAGTAGGTTGACCGACACTAACATCAGGTATCTTATCAGGGACCATTTGTTTTTCAGTTTCCTGAGTAATGGGATTCTTATAATCTTTCTCTACTTCAGTAAACTTAGCGTTTTCTGCCGCATCCTCTCCCATCTTCTTACCGAGGTCTTTTAATTCTTTTAATCCAAAGTCTGCAAAATGGCTGACTAAATTATTAAAGTGATTTGCCGCTTGTATTTGACTTCTAGCCGCAACACTAAAACCTGCACCTTGATTAACTCCAATCTGGTCTACATATTTTATTTCTGATTGTTCTTTTTTTAATTTAGCCATTATTCTTGGAACCAACTAGGTTTTGTTTCCTTTACTACTCTATAACCACCCATTAAACTTCTTCCAACAGTTGAAATGATTCCAGCTTTACCACCTGCTCCTACACCTTGACGTGCTGCTCCAGCTTGCTGTACTCCGTATAAAGCCGCTAGTCTTCTTTCAGTTCCCATTAATTTAATTTTTTCTAAATCACTTTTAACTACTGCTTTACCCGCTTTAAAGAATGCACGATAAGAAGCAGAATCCGTAGTCGTTCCTGTAATTGAAAGTAATGCTCTATTCTCATCGATTTGTTCAAAATATTTTTTCTTTCTAGCATTCTCATCCATTAAAGTTTTTAATGCTTCTGAATCTGCTTGATCCTTATATTGTTTTTGTTCAAGTTCATACTTCATTGACTGATAAGCCATAGCTCGTCTTTGAGCATTGACACTCGCCATTGTTCCACCAATGGTTAGAGCAACTTGTAAAATTGCCAGAAATGTTAAAGGTTCCATTATTAGTAATATACCTCCGTTGTTAAGCCCAGTAATCTCATAGGTAATGGTGCTGATTGAGTAATTTCTAAATTGGGTTCTAAATTATATCCTAAAAAATACACTTCTTTCTTTCCTGTAAAACTTGTTAATCCGCCTGATGTATTCAAAGTTACATCTGTAAGAATTACATCATTCGTATTAACTTTCATATTATACGTTGAAGATAGTTCTACAACAGCTTTGGCAATTTTCCTAGGATACCCTGTTAATTGTCCGTTCTGAATTGTAGCATCAATGAGTAAAGTATCTAGTGTAATATCATAATTCAAACCAATATCGGCTGATGAAGTAGCTGTAGTAATACTAACTACACCATTAGCATCAACTGTTCCTGATCCATAATAATAAATTGCACTTCCCTCGGCTGATCCTGAAGTAAGATAAACTGTTTTTAATCTCATATCAGGTGAACTATTTAATCCTGAAAAGACTTTTGAAGTTACAAATTGTAATGCAACACCATCGGATTGTGAGGTACTAGCATTAAGAACAATAGTATATTCTCCGCTATTACCTGTCGCAGTAGCACTTTGAATTGTATAGACCGTACCTACTCCTGCAAACTGGAATGTTTCTCCTTGGCTTGGAGCATTCGTAAAACCATCTCCAATAAATGTAGTGGTAGAACTGAATGTTCCGTTTACTAAAGGCGTTCCGTGAGGTTGATAGGTTGCAGAAATCGTCTTAGTAACTGTCATATCTGTTGGCAGATCAAAAGCGGTAGATGCAAATTGTTCGAGGTAATAAACATCTGAGCTATTGATTGTTCTCTTGACACTTACATAAATATTACTGGTCGTACAAGCAACAGATTCTATAGTTCCATCTGTGGACCATAACATCCACCCTGCAATTTTTTCTGCTCTTTGTGAAGTAAAAATTCCCATTGTTCCATCATCATTTACAAGAAAATAAAATTGTTCTGTACGACTTGGCATTGATGTAATCTTTGCTGAGTCTTGTGGACTGGAAATTAAATGATTGGATAGTAAGCTAATAGAGTTAGAAGTAAATTCTTCTGCTCCTGCACTATAAAAATATTCTCTTACAGTCTTACCATTATTTTGAATATAGATAGTTGCACCATCAAATATTCTAGGCATCGCTTTTAACTGACTTCCTAAAGTCGATTGTCTAATAATTTGAATATCAGTTGGTGTAATAGGTTTTCCTATTTGTGGTTTTAAATAAAACTCAGATGTACTTGAAAAAATCTGTAATAGTTTTCCTGATACTAAATGTCTTATTTCGTTTATTTGATCTGAGGCAATTTGTATTTGTATTGAATCTGCATCTGCCGCTTCGCCTACATCAAAATTATAAAAGTCTGTAATCTTGCTTCCTTGTATACCATCAGGTAATGCAGTTACTCCACCAAAATATAATCTTTGTTCGTGGAACGTAACAGTTTTTGGATAACCATTAACTGAAGAAAATACTTGTTCATCCCAATTTCTAGTAGGAGGGTGTCCTACAATAACAACTCTTACTCCACCACCATCTACTGATTCTACAGCAGTATCACTTCCACCTGCGGTAAATTCCCAATGATCGTCATCTAAAACTGTAATACTAAAAGCTCCATTAATATTAGCAGTTGCTAAACCATCTCCATCATCATCAAAAATATCATTAGCTCCTGAGATAGTAACTGATGCACCTGTAGAAAATCCATGTCCTACTTGTGTAACTTTAACAACTCCTGAACCTTGTTGAGTAGCAAAAGGATCAGCATCCAATTCTATTTCAACATCATCATTTAAAGTTGCAGTTACTATAGTTGAAGAAGTATATCCTGTAATTGTTAATTCTGCTCCGTGGTATCGGATAACCATACCTACATAACCTGAAGTCCAATAAGCACTAGAGGTAGTACAAGTAACACCTGTCGCATCTTTAGTAGTAGAATCAATATCTAAAGTAATACTATCGTCAGCAAATTTAAAATAAGGTTGATAAGTCTTTTCTCCATTGACGCTAGTTTCAAATCCAAATGCAGTTCTTGTAAAAGAAGTTGATCCTATTCTTGTAATGATTTGTGGTACTATATTTTCGTGAACCACAATCATTGTATCTCCTTGTTGTGTGAAATTTAATTCATAGAGTTCTGATGTAAGCCAAGGACAAGAAGTAAAAGTTGCTAATAATACTCCTGCAGTTGAATAGATTTTTAATACGGTATTTTGAAAAGCAAATATATATTCTTGAGTAGAATTAAAGATAAAGCTTTCCAAACGAGTTGTTCCTCCTAGGTCTGCTCTAAAAAGAGTTCCTCCTCTTCTTTCAACTCCACCTTGGTTTAAAGGAATGACGTTTCTAGCTTTTTTTAAACCTTGTCCGTAAGCCGCAACATCGACACGAGATATGATAGTAGGATCAAGTTCCCCTCGTAGAAAGCTTGCTTGATGTACTCTTTGTCTAGCCATAGCATTTCATTAAGGAGATTTGGCATCGATCTTATTAAATGAAGTTACGTTCCTAACATTTCTAAATCGATCCACATCTACTCTTCTAGTTGTTTGTGCCTGTGCATCAATAGCTTTGGCAATCGCTTGCTGTGCTATTGCTCGTTTATGATACAGTTCTGATAGTTGATCGTTTCTTGCGATAGCTCCTGCAAACAAAGACGCTAGCTCGAAAACTAGCGTCTGTTTGAAGTATGGAGGAAAATCACTTTCGCTTGGTTGGAAAGTGTAATCAGCAACTACTGTATCAGTTGATGTTGTGTTTGTAAAGATTTCATCTCCGTAACGGTCATATTTAATTACAGCATCTCCTACAGTTACGGTGTGCATAATAAATGCGTCTGCTGGTAATGAATAAGCTGATTTATATCTAGCTGTTGGATCGGATGTTTTCTTACTTAATGCGGCTTGTTTACTTGCAAATCTCCATCTACATCTTGTTAAGAGATTTTCTAGTGTTGATTCGTATAATTGATTGGCTACTTTAGATTCTGTGGTATTTTCAGTAAAGCTTGAAATAGTATTAGCACCTACTAAAACTAATGCTTTACTACAAATATCATATTTACTATCAGCCATTTCATTTATTTATCTTAAGTGTAGGCGGAATGCAAGCACCCCGCCTATACGTCTTATGTTACTATGTACCGTTGATCGTTGCTACAGAAGTTCCAGAATTCGTGGATACTACCACGAGGTCTGCACTTCTAGTTCCGCCAGTTGAACCTACACAAAGTATTATATCGTTTACTTTAAGTTCGCTAGTCGCAGCTAGAAAGTAGTCTGTACCAATTATAGTACTGATTGCGTCAGTTGAAGAATAGTGCCAAATTCCAACGGACCCACCAGCTACTTTTTTTAAGTCTGCTATTGCAAATGCCATT